AACAACAATCTTCTAACATTGATTCTATCCAATGCAGATGGTCTATCTTGTAATGTTTTTTGTCCGAATACTACAATACCTTGTCCTGGGAATTGTACGATTGGGTTTACTTTACCTTCGTATAATTCATCTTTTTCAGACTGAGTTAATCTATTTAATACACTAACTGCTCCTACCAATCCACCTCTATTCAAACCTGCTGGTGCGAACCATTCTGCTGCTACTCTATCGTTTGCTGCAAATACTCCAGGTAATAATACCGATGGTGGGACTGTTACTAATTTATTTGTATTAATATCGATTGTTTTAATCCAAGGATAGTAAGTTGCTGCGTAATTAGTATCCAACTCACTAGCTTTAGTAATTGTTGTTTCTAAACTTAAATCAGAATCACCCATTTCAGTAATAAAGAATGCATCTGCTCTTTGTTCAACCATATCAACAATTGCTGTGTGAATATATGAGTGGTCGTTCTTTGTAACACCAGGTGCTACAACCATATTAATATCAAATTCATCTGCGTTAGATAAAGCGTTAATTGCTTTCATATATGCAACGGAACCATTTGATGTGGAATTTGTTAAATCAAATCCTTGTGTGTTTCCTTGAGATATATCAGAACCCAAATTAATAGGTGTTAATGGACTCATACCATCAAACCCTTCTTGGAATGCTACAACGAATTGTGCAGTTGTAGAACCTACTGATAATGAACCTCCATTTGCTACATCTAATCCAAACACAGAGTTAGAACCTATTGTTGCAGAATCTGGAATTGGTTTTAAGTATACTTTATTATCATTATTGAAATCCAAATCAATACCACCATATTGTGTTGCAGATGCAGTTACAAATGTTACTACTGGAATTAAACTATTGTTTGCTCCAGCTACAACCGGTAATTGATAAGCTGCATGTCCGAATGGAACTGCTTGAATTGGTGCGTTTACATTTAAGCTTGCAACTCTAATATATTTTGAAGTATTTACCCAATCACCTTCTTCTTGTATTTTACCATCTGAATTTGGAACGAATGATAATTTTCTATCACCAATTACTCTACTAATAAAGTTTGGGGAGTTGGGGTCTAAGTTTACATTTGCAAATGTTTCTAAAACATTCTTTTTCTTATTTGTATCATTAAAATCTCTCACTACAACTGTAAATGTTCCATAGTCTGTTCCGTTTATTGAACCAGCTGCTTTAATATTTGAAATACCTATTTTTACTTTTGTATTTGCAGAATTACCAACACCCAATGTTTCAAATTTGAAAAGGTCGTATCTTTCACCACTAATTTGTTGTGATTTAATCATCGGTGTCAATGCTTCTTGTGCATCAAATGTGAAGTCTTGTTCATCTAATATTACTACACTTGCAGTAGCGATTGATTCCGTTACAGCTGTATTTTTAAATACACCATAAGCATATCCTGATTTTGAACCAAATGGAGATGTTCCATAAGTAGATTCGATATCTGTTAATTCAACTACACCACCCGAAATGTCTGATATAATTGTTGAACCACTTAATCCGTTTACTGATGAACCTGTTGGGAATAATAACGCTAGTGAAGATGTCACATTACCATGTGAACCCACTACCATCAATGGTTTTCCTGCTGTATATCCACCTACACCCGCTACTCTACAAATAGTTGCAGTTCCTGCTTCTCTTAAATAATTTTGTACTGCTAATGGAGTATAATATGTTCCATCAGCTGCTCCAAATAATTCAGCAAACTCAGCTTGTGAATTTACGATTGTTGGAACTACTGGTCCTTCTAAGAAAGGGCCTATGAATGCTGCACCTATTTCAGCCACACCTTGTTGTAAAAATGAAAGGTCGTTTTCTCTTGTGAAAACACCCGGTGATACTAATTTTTCTGCCATTTTATATGCTTTAATTTAAATTTACTAATTCTCAATATAAATATAAAAATTTATGTCAAAACAATAATTTTTATTTATATGTTGGTGAGAAGTAATTATATGTTTCTGTTACTTTTGTCGAACTTTGTAATACATTATAGAACAATACCGGCCCTATTTGTCCATTCCAAAATGATGTTCTAGCACTATTACTACCAATTGTTAAATAGTTAGTAGATGATGGTGCGGTAAATGCTGCCGATGAAAATGTTCCAACAGATGTACCATCAACATATATAGTACAAGTTCCACTTGATTGGAATGTTGCCGAAATCATATACCAAGTATTTGCTGATAATGAAGTTGTTAATTGTGCACTATTACCTAATGTACTACCATAGAATTTTACTCTATTTAAAGTAGAACTATCTGATGATTCAATTGCTAAACCATAAAATCCTGCGTAGTCAAAAATATGTCTTGTAGATGTTCCCAATGTTGTTGTAGGTCTTATCCACATATGAATTGTACCAGCATTAGTATTGAATTGAGAAATACCACCATTTATATTTGATGCAATATCTTTATAAAATAAATCACCACCATCAAAAGAATAGTATCTTTCTTTTCTACTTGCACCATTATTGTATGATGGGTTACTACCTGCTAATGATAAAGGAGATTGTGCTCCAGGTCTAACACCCGTTCCATATCCACTCATGTCTAATACATCCACAATTGGAGTACCCGTTGATGGTAATGTCCCAGCTGCAAATGATGCCGTTTTTGCAGGTTCTAAATACATTCTCAATCCACTTGCAGGTATTGCTGGTTGTGTAGTTGTTCCTTTGTTATGTGAAATCAAACCATTTGAAATATAAACATCGGCATTTTCCACATTTACAGTTACGATTTCAACATCTGCAGTTACTAATTGAATATTAAATACAACCACTTCCGTTTCATCTTGCATTACTAATTTGTCTCCTGGAAGAATGTCACCAACATTTTTAAATTTATATTTTTCAATTTCATTATCCCACACATATAATGGGTGAGTTTCAGTTGCTTTTATTAAACCATTGTTGATTGAAAAATATCCTTCTGCAAAGTTAAAAGTTAAATCCGAAACGGTTACATTTTGTGCAGTTCCAGATATTTCATCTTTTTGATAAAATCTCCATTCTAATTCACCATTATCTGCACCATCCAATGTTTCATCTGGTAAGTCCGTTGGAACCCATGCTTTTATTTCATCACCAATACTCAAATCTTCAACATTTACTTCCGAACCATTTGCTAATTGTATTTTTGTACCAAATAATAAACAAAAGTCAGGTTGGTTAATTGTATTATAAACATCTACTGCGTATAAAGTTTTTGTAGATGTTGAGTTATAATTTGTTGCATTTAAATTATATCCGTCCACATATGTCATTGACAAAGTAGATTGTGCTTCGGAATAGTTAGATGCGTTAATTGCTGCTGGTGTAATTGGAAACGATGGTGATGCTCCTAATGTTGGAGAACCTACTGAAAAGTTTGCATTATTAAATGTTACTGAATAGTTTGCAGCTACACTACCAACTCTAGTTCCATGTAAAGAACCAGCCGAACCAAATGAAAAGGTTGCCGTTTCCGTTGTACTTTCTACAATATATGTAAAAGTTGGTTGGTTTATTGTTATAGAATCCACTGCAAATCCAATCATAGATGCTGCTGTCCCTGCAGATGCATTCATAGCGTTTAATGAAACTGCTTGAGTGGTTCTTGCCGAACCTTGTGTTGCTCTATATAAGTTACCCAATGATAAATTTGTCCTTGGCATATTTTGTGTATTATTCTCGGTTATAAATATCTAAAAGTTTGTCTTTCCATACATCTTTGTTGGAAAAGTTTTCACTCATCCATTTTTTAAGTTTTTCAAACTCTGTTTTACGGGTTTTGTAATCATCTTCACAAATTGTTTTGTAGGTTTCCTTAAATGATACCTCGTCAAACGCTTTGTATTTATAATCAAGTGGAACATGCCATTTTTCATGTAATATTGGAAGTTTCCCCCAATCCACTGCTTCAAAAATTCCGTATCCGAATGGTTCAAATTCAAAGCAAGAATGAGATATTCCCCAATCAAGTTCGTAGAACCTTTCCTTATATTTGTAATCAAACTTGTAAACTTTTGCTTTTTCAAATTTGTATCCATATTTTTTCTTATAATATTTGTTAAATGTTTCTGAATTAGTAGAAATAAATCCACCCAAT